TTCTGGGAGTTACCAGAAATCTCATTCAATTTAACTCCTCCAAAAGACTCGGACACTGACTTTTCAGACATGGACTTTAACCCAGAGGACATTAATGACCTTACTGCACCATCCACTGACTCGGACAGTTCACTGAACTGGCCCGAGTCACCCATCCACCTCCCTACACCTCGTGCTTGTTTCGCTTTGTGTTAATAAAACTTCAAAGTTACTCCATTTGGTGTGGTCACTGACTCCTTAAGCTTACGGTCACCTTATCCCGACAACAAAACTAACCCTAAGTCACAGGAGGGGGGGCCTAACCCTAATCACAGGGGAGGGGGCACTTCCGGGACCAGGAAGCCGTTAACAACAAATTCCGACCGACCGCCGTAGGCGGGAGGGAGGAATTTGAAAACCAACGGTCAACAAAAATGGCTTCGCGGACCTGTTTGAGGACTATGCAAAGGGGAGGGGCTGCCGCCCCTCCCCTTACACCCCTCCCAAGGGGGGCTCCGCCCCCCTAACCCCCCATTGGTCAGTCACAAAATACACCTCATTTGCATAGTATGACGTCACACACAGCATATAAGCAAGTGGGGTGGCGAATGGCTGAGTTTACTCTGCCAGCGGAGGACAAGAAGCGAAGCGCCGTCCTCGCCGTGGGCGGGTGCCGGAGGCGAGTGCAACCGCCGGAGTCAAGGGGCAATTCGGGCACGGCGAGCTGAGCAGACCGGGCAAGGCTCTTAAATTATGCAGGATCCTATAAAGGCCGCCAAGTGGATTGAGTATCGGAGACAGGAGGCTCTTTTTCGGAAGACAGTGCACTCTGCTCACGCCATCTTCTGTAAGTGCGGAGATCCGGTGGCTCACCTTTTGGAATGGCGCCTCTCTACCAGCGGTACCGGACTCGATTCTACAGGCCCAGGACAAGATACTGGAGACCAAGATGGAGAAGCCGGTGGACAAGAAGAACCTACCGAAGGCGAGGCTATAGGGTAAGGAGGCGCCGGGGCCGCATGTTGAGAAGGAAAACCAGGCATGTTCCTGTCATGCAATGGAATCCTATCAACAAAAAGAAATGTACCATCAGAGGTGTATGTCCGCTGGTCTATGCTCTCGGAGCACAAAATGCCGTGCAGGACTTCACTTACCCAGGCAACAAACTTATATTAAACTGGCTTGGAGGAGGAGTACATAGTAGCCTTTTAAGTTTACTAGACTTATACTGGGAAGAAAGATACTGGAGAGCAAGATGGAGTTCTAGCAACCAGGGCTACAACTTGTTCAGATACTATGGAGCCACCTTATATTTACAAAGAGACTATAACTACAGCTACATATTTTACTATAGTACAGAGGAACTGACAGAGGACACAGAACCTCTAACAGTGTGCCATCCAAGTCAACTACTATTAACAAAGCACCATGTAATAGTTTTGTCTAAGAAAGAAAGATTAACTAGCAAACCAGTAAAACTAAGAATAAAGCCGCCATCTTCTATGATTGGCACGTGGCACACATTTGCAGAATGGGCCAAAAAACCAATTCTAAAATGGCGGATAAGCATAATATGTTTAAGTTCACCATGGACTGGATTTCCAAGCAGTAGCGGCACAGCAACACATGCAATACATGTAAAAGTGTGGGCAAGACACACAAATTCTCCTCATGAAGCAAAGGAACATGACCTATGGTATATACCACTTCTAGATGATGGAACAGACTTAAGCATAGCTGACCATAAAATAAAATGGAATAATGACGGAACTGGGCCTAAACAAGACGAAGCCACATTCTGGCCCACAGCATTTGAATACAGAAAACTTGTAGTGCCATTTTATTTATATGCCTTTGGGCGCAGTGCTACCTATTACAGTGACACAGAAGAGACTCACATGCCAGGGCCTACAGAAGGCAACCAGGGAGTTTTTCTGTTTTTAAAATTTTTAGACAGTCCAGCATGGCGAGGAATAGAAGGTGGCTTTCCTAAATTTGTAGACAACTGCTGCTTTATGAAATTCAGTACTGTTCAACAAATAGCAGCAAATGGACCTTGGGTTGAAAAATCAATAGCACAAGGAGTAAACATAACCATGAACTATAAATTTTATTTCCAGTGGGGAGGAACACCAGGAATCCAACTGCCTCCAGTCGCTCCAGCCGGTGGCGGACCTCCAGGGCCTTTGTCCGCAGTCAGATTCGGCAACAGTCTCCGAGCAGACATCCGAGACCCATCTACCATCGGGACAGAGGTACTGTACCCAGAGGACCTCGATTCAGACGGCATCATTAATCCACGAGCCCTTGCAAGAATTACTGAACCTCATCTCCCAACAGGATCAAAAAGAACTGGGACCTTGGCCTGTCTCCGGCCAGCAGCGCTATTCGCAAAAAGAAGGCGGCCGCCATCATCCGAAGAGAGCGAGGAAGAGCACGGCAGCTCCTCGCCGCAAGAATCAGAAGAAGAAGCGGAGCACAGCACGGAGGCGGCGGAGAGACAGCTTCGCCGAAAGCGAAAGCGAGTTCAGCAGCTTCTCGAGCAGCTCCGAAGACTCGGAATCCAACAACCTATATTGACTGCCCTTTCTGGGAGTTACCAGAAATCTCATTCAATTTAACTCCTCCAAAAGACTCGGACACTGACTTTTCAGACATGGACTTTAACCCAGAGGACATTAATGACCTTACTGCACCATCCACTGACTCGGACAGTTCACTGAACTGGCCCGAGTCACCCATCCACCTCCCTACACCTCGTGCTTGTTTCGCTTTGTGTTAATAAAACTTCAAAGTTACTCCATTTGGTGTGGTCACTGACTCCTTAAGCTTACGGTCACCTTATCCCGACAACAAAACTAACCCTAAGTCACAGGAGGGGGGGCCTAACCCTAATCACAGGGGAGGGGGCACTTCCGGGACCAGGAAGCCGTTAACAACAAATTCCGACCGACCGCCGTAGGCGGGAGGGAGGAATTTGAAAACCAACGGTCAACAAAAATGGCTTCGCGGACCTGTTTGAGGACTATGCAAAGGGGAGGGGCTGCCGCCCCTCCCCTTACACCCCTCCCAAGGGGGGCTCCGCCCCCCTAACCCCCCATTGGTCAGTCACAAAATACACCTCATTTGCATAGTATGACGTCACACACAGCATATAAGCAAGTGGGGTGGCGAATGGCTGAGTTTACTCTGCCAGCGGAGGACAAGAAGCGAAGCGCCGTCCTCGCCGTGGGCGGGTGCCGGAGGCGAGTGCAACCGCCGGAGTCAAGGGGCAATTCGGGCACGGCGAGCTGAGCAGACCGGGCAAGGCTCTTAAATTATGCAGGATCCTATAAAGGCCGCCAAGTGGATTGAGTATCGGAGACAGGAGGCTCTTTTTCGGAAGACAGTGCACTCTGCTCACGCCATCTTCTGTAAGTGCGGAGATCCGGTGGCTCACCTTTTGGAATGGCGC